CTGGCGCCAGCCAAATATAGTCAAGACCTGAGGAGGCAGCAGAGCCAAATATCCATGAAGCGTGCGCGAACGCCTTGCGGCGCACTACCGCTGTATCTGTATCAGATACATAACGGACAATCCAACCCTTAGAGAATATATATTCTGCAACCGATTCCGCCCATTCGCGCGTACAGACGGCATCATGGTCGTCATCAACGCAAAACACCGCGACAGGTAACTCAGGCACCTCTTCTACCGGCTCAATTAGTTCACGGAGTAGCATAATATCTTCTGCGGATACAAGTGAATGGTCGGATGATGGTGGTAGAGCCCATACATCCTCGGAATAATAGTTCATATCATCCATCATTGGCACAAGTGTAATATTTCCCTTTTCGGCAGACGACCAGACACAGTCGCGCAAAAATGGTGTAATATCACGTAATTGTGGAACTAGAAATTCGGGCACAGCAAGATTACACGACTTGAGTAATCGCCGAATTGTTAGAACCTTAGGCAAGTAATGTAAAATCCACTGACTGAGTGTTGTTTTACACGCATCGGAAATAGGAATAGAAATAATGGACGGCACGTGAATCGACGGCATCATATGACTTACGCGCGCAGATTCCCACGCACTAGTCCATTCCTTGTGCGCACCAACAAAAATATCATTAAAGGAACTAATGAGTCCTTGGCAATTGATAAATGTACCCCCCTTAAAATGATACAATGGTAAAGAATTCGCAGTTGGAGTATACATATTTTGTTCGCCCGCCTGAAAATTAAAAAGGTCGTCAGAATCGGGGTCGGCAGTATGCTTCAACATAGTACAAATTACTTTAGCAGATTCATCGTGGACCGCAAGGATTGAACGTGGAAATGATTTGCGAAACGCGGTACGATTCCACATAGAATTCATATCTACCGGTAACTTTCCTACCTCAGATAAATCCTTACACACTTTCATAGATTGAATAGGAGTAGGGTCAATATATAGAAACGCAGGACGGTAAAGTATATCTTTTGGCTCGTAATCACGAATGTTTGAGTTATGCAGATGCATTGTTTTAATCGAATAGGCAGGATTGACTACAAGAAATTTATGTTTTAGCATGACAATCGTAATTGTATTATCGCAACCAGATTGACCGAATGGAAAGCCGAATTCTTCTTGCGTCGGTGTAAAATCCATGGAATCACGTGCCAAAATCCACGTATCTTGTGAATCCGCACGCGGTCCAAAGATATAAGGCTCTTTACCCGCGCCCACCCCCTTGTCCTCCCACCGCAGAAGCGCTAAAAAGAGCCTTTTCTCGGCAAGAGAAATCTTCCATAAATACGATAGCGTCTCATTGAACCAAATATCAGAGTTTGCGAAAATAACAAATGCGCCTGCCGGCACCTTTTCCTGAATCGCCTTAAACACATCGTAGTACGTTAATCGTGCGCCGATCACAACCGATGTAAGTTTGGGCGAAACCGGTAGATCGCTATACTCTTCCTCGTTGAGAAGTAATATATTATCAATCCAAGGACACTCAATATTCTTTTTGAGACATAGGCGAATCTCGCGCGCACGACGTTGTGTTGGATGATGAAAATATTGTTGAATGAGCCAGGTTTGCGGAATCACACTATCGGCTGCATCAACAGGAACCTGTGATAACCGCGCCCCATTGAGTGCCCGCGCCCAGGCATCATACATAATACGTGTGCCAAGGTCAAGTGCATCCCGTTCAACCGCCGATGACCATACAACAACGTTCATACGTAGTAAGTGCGCAAGAGCTATAATAATTTTTTCGGATGACGAATCCGCAACTCGAATCGGCTCGCCTAGGTAAGGATAATTGTCGTGTAGCTCTTCAATTGGCAATGTGTGGACCCAACGGAATCCACGCGCATCAAGGGCGTCAATAACACTATTTGGAGCAAGTAGCAGACACTCTGATTTGTTCGAAAGCACAGACGGCAAAACATCCATCCACGCATCCAAATTCGCATCGGTATTTAATAGAATCGCCACAAGCGCATCGGCACCCACAATCTCTACTGCTTCAGGCTCAGTAACAACGCAGTGCCATCGCCTCCAGCGCTCACTTTTCGCAAACGACGATCGTGCCCATAGAAGGGTCTTACGATCCGAACCAATCTGTGATTCGAAGCGTAGAATACGAATAGGTTTTCCATTCAGGGGGTGACGCGCCTCCATATGTCAACTTAATTTATTTACAATGCGACGTCTTTAACCCTCCTCAAACATGTATAAGGTAAACAACGCCTACTTTCGCAATCACATCCATCAGCGCATAGGCAATGGTTGTATACTTCTTTTCCACCAACGCATTCTCCTGTAACCAATAGACAATAGGATATAATGACCATACCGCCAATGTCAAATAAACTGCACTCTTATTTTTTGTTTGCTGTAATAGGATTCCTATAATAGGTAGGAACGCAAGCATACCAAGGGCAAAATATCCTTTCGATTCCAATGGGTTCTTTGTCTTTGTACCAAGATAACCGGCAAGAATCATCAAAATATCACAGGCGACCATCGGTAAAATAACCTCAGCAGACACATCATTTGCGTAAAGAAGTGCTGCAAGTATTAGAGGGGTTGTTAGAAGCCAGTCACTATGCCGCCAACGGTCGGACTCTTCGGGGTGAGCCATCATTTGTGAATAAGCAATACAGGCAATAGTAGGAATAATAGAAAGGGCAGGAGATGCTGAAAATGCGGTAATGACAGATACAATAAAAAAGATTGTAAAAGCCGAGGACACCGCAATAGTATCCCATGCACCCCCTTGGTGAATTTTTTGACCGATAAAAAATCCAGGAATGATGATGCGGGGAGCAATAGCAGAGATTGCCGAACCCATTTACAACTACGTGTTATTTTTATCTAATAATATGCGTTACCATAGGCATAAGAAGCATTTGTAGGTTCTCCTACAACATACGTCGCAAAGACGGATGATACAGTACCGGTTCCAACTGGATATCCTCCATCTGGCATAATAATTACGGCATTGCTTTGGGTGTATGGATAAGGACCGAACGTTTGGACCAGAACACTGCTTATATAGACATTAATATTAATAAACGAATTAAATCCGTTGACAAATGTACTAAATAAATAGTATTGCCAACTGATGTTGAGGGGTGTTAATGTTGAATATATATGTTCATTTAATGGGTCAAGTCCTGAATTATCGTCAACCGAAGCGACTTGGGCGTTATATGTATTTTGGTAAGGCCATATATTGGTCAAACTTGTATAGACACTGCTATTATAAATACTATAGATATATTCCATCTTATATGCACTATCTGCGAGCATAGGAAAATTTGAAAACTGTGGATTGTTAATAATTCCCCATTGGTTGAAATCGAATGCGAGCAAATTATTATTTTGGGTATATGCTTGCGTATTAGTACTAACGTCAATCAAAATGACTCCTTGCTGTAAAGCCACACTGTTAAGAGAATTTGGATTAAATGTTACACGGAAGGTACTACCTGGCAAATCTATAATATTATTGATTTGAACTACAAAATTATAATTTTGTGAAAAATTTAAATAGGCGGTGAAATTATTGGAATTTAATTGTATAACCTGTACCGAATTTATAGTCGACACAATGGCACTCGCATTTGCGCTAATTGTTGATATTTCACCCGATAAAGTGTATAATCCAGATGATACCTGACCTGATAAGGTTGATAATGACGTTGATATTTCACCAGATAATGTATATAAGGCATTATAAATACTAGATGTAACAACTGCGTCGACGACCGCCGTTTGGGTTGATAAGGCACTTGATAGATAATATACGTACGCAGTATTTGTACTGTTTATTAAATTGACAGTATACTGTTCTAATTCTACAAATGACGAATAGATACCTTCAAGAATACTACTTGTCGTTACAACCGCCAACTGTGTACTAAGGCTAATAATATTAAGTGTATTTGCATTTGTTGACGCAACAAGGCAACTTATATCGTACTCATAAATTGTAGAAAAATTCGATAAATATAATTGTGTAGAGGTCAACTCACCTGATAAAGATATAATGGTACTATTGACTGAATAAATATTTGTTGAAAAAATAGTACTGGCTATAATTGCTGTACCCGTTGTCGATAATAATCTAAAATCATTTTCGAGTGTAGTTAAGCGACCATCGTCCGCATATAAGACATAATTAATTGTACTTATTGAGGCTAAAAAGCTATCTGATGTGCTTAATAAATTACTATTGATTGACATGCTAAATGTATTAAATGTATCAACAGATACCATATTTGTTGAAATAGTGGAGAGCTGTACTGCCGTCCATTGTACTGTAGAATATAATCCATAATTTAGAAGATCTATAATATAATTATTTGTAGAATTAATTCCAATACCGATGCCTGTACTCATTGTTGAAAGCCATAACTGTGTAGATGAATAGAGTTGACTGACGGCACTATTATAAGAAGATACATTTGCTAAACTATTGACTGTACTTACACATACATTGAGCGTACTTTGATAATACGAGTTAAGTTGGACTTGAAACGAATTTGCGGTCGACAAAAACGCGGCATTTAAGCCAGTCGATTGTGTCAATAAGAAATCTTGATAGTAAAATACAGTGCTAAATGATGAATAGGTATAATACTCTAAAGTACTAAGTTCTTGTACTACACCATTACCATAGGTATCACTCACTAATGTACTTAAATCAACATATGTACTAACAATAGCATCGCCTACTGATGTACTCAATGCTGCGAGTGCTGTAGGATTTACACTATTGGACCAATACGTCTGACCTTGACCGTTGGCATAGAGTGTGTATAATGACGAAATGGGTACATTTCCACCGGCTCGAAAACTGAGTTGCTGGAGCAGCAACGAATTTAAATTTGCTCCCGTAGCATAAGCCATCCTACCGTTATAAGGCATTTTTCCCTGCCGTATGAATACGCAGCATCTAAAAACAAGTTATAAAGTAAGAGTACAATGTCAAATTCAGGAGGACTTCTCCAATTGGTTGCCACCGGACGTCAAGACATCTATCTTTCCGGTAATCCGCAGACTACATTTTTTAAACAAGTATATCGGCGCTATACAAATTTCAGCATAGAGACTCAGCGTATCCCATTTGATTCGGCGGTCGATTTTGGTAAACTTATTACGGTGACGGTTCCACGAACGGGAGACCTCCTATCGCAGGTGTATTTACAGATTAATCTACCACAAATCACGCCGGCGGGACCGCAACCGTACCCTCAAGGTGTTGTGACCGAACAGCCTACGGATTATTCGCAGATTGTAAACTCAGTCAGTTGGGTCAATGGTGTCGGTTACGCAATGATTGATTACATTAGTATTTGGATAGGTCAGCAGGAGGTGGATCGTCATTATGGTGAATGGATGTATCTCTGGACGCAGTTAACTACACCGGGGTCAAAGAAAGATGGTATTTACTTTATGACAGGAACACAGGAAGTCTATAACGACCAGTCGCAATCGGGTCCATTAAATCTTATAGTTCCACTCGACTTCTGGTTTTGTAAGAATCCAGGTCTCGCATTACCACTTATTGCACTCCAGGCGACACCGGTACGCTTTTACTTAAAACTCAAAAATGGTAACGATATGGTCTTCAGTAACAGCTTAGAAAACGCAGTTCTGACAAATAATCCCAATTGCCCTTCTACATTAACATCTACGCCGGTTGTTATTACGGATATGGTAATGTGGGGCGATTATATCTATTTAGATACGGAAGAGCGTCGTCGCTTTGTTAGCTCACGCCACGAGTATCTAATAGAACAGGTACAACAACAAAAGCGTTATAGTATTCCGCTGAATACAACTCGTATTTCGGTCCCCCTGGTCTTTAACAATCCGATTAAAGAAATGGTATGGGTTGTGAATGAGGATCGTATGCTCCAGGCACACGAGTGGTTTAATTACGGTAGCCGTATGTTGAACGAGATTGGTATTCCTAACTTAGATATTATTGCTAAGGCACTTCTACAGTTTGACGGCTATGACCGATTTGAGGAGCAAGCCGCGCAGTATTTCCGTCTAATGCAGCCTTGGCAACGTCATACAGCCATTCCCAATGATTTCATTTATGTATATTCTTTCAGTTTAGCCCCGGAGGCAGAGCAACCTATGGGTACTTGTAACGGCAGTCGCCTTGATTCTATTGTATTACAGCTAACAATGAACCCACAAGTCAAATCGTATCCAGCAGGCGTTACTACCTATGCGACGAATTACAATGTGCTGCGTATTGTTGCCGGTTTGGGCGGCGTTCTATTCACTGTATAAATTATGATAAAAACCTTTAGAGATGTCGTCCACTGGTCTGCCGGCACCACCGTTCCCACCGGCGCCACCGGTCCCACCAGCGCCACCGGTCCCACCAGCACCACCTACGCCACCGGATCCTACATTCTCGCCGTCAGGCAACGGTACAACGTATAGTGGAGGAAAAACGCCGCACCATATATCCGATATTGATACATGGAAACACGCGGATAGAAATTATTTTGTCTTTGTGATTCTTTCCGTGTTATTTGGATTACTTGGCATGGACCATTTTTATTTACGTAGTTTTCATACTGGTATGATGAAAATACTTCTTAATGCGTGTACGTTTGGACTATGGCATTATTGGGATTTAATACAGATTGTGTACGATGGTAGAAAGATACGAGAAGAAGGTCTCACCACGCCGTTTGATTGGATGTGCGGTATTGGTAGAGGTGTATTTACATCTGCGAAAACCGATGAAGATCCTAAAAAATATGTAGCAGAAAAGTCATATCTTCTCTATGCATTCCTGGCGGTCTTTTTCGGATTTTTGGGAGCGGACAAATTTTATATGGGTGAGACCTGGCAAGGTATAGCAAAACTCCTCAGCGTTTTTAATATTTTTCTATTCCTCTTTGGATTTATATGGGTTGTTTGGGATTCCGTACACGCATTATTTATGACAAAGAGCATATTAGAAAATGGTATTTCTGCTCCTTTGCCGTATAATTTATTCTTCAAGACGCCAATTGATGGCAAACAGTTTTTAGTGAATCGGTTAGTTGACCCTGACCATCCATTGCCAGGATTCTTTGATAATCTACCAGTCATATCTATACCGCAGATATCATATAGTGGAATGTATAAAGACATTATAGCGCCTTTGATGTCACCGGCGGTGGTGGCAGCGCTCCATATGAAGACCCCTGAATTACCTGATCCTCCTACGATGCCTGGAATGGCGAAGTACGGACTTCCTAAAGAAGTAACAGGGGTCCCGAGTGTTGGTTTAGGTATTCCAGTCTCACAAACACAACCAGCAGCACCAACACCGGCACCAGCAGCACCAACACCGGCACCAGCAGCACCAACACCGGCACCAGCACCAGCGCAAACCGGCGGCGGCGGCGGCGGCATCCGCCAAGATTACGGTCCAGGTCCCGCCATTGCCGGCGTTCTTACCGCCGTCGTGCTTGCAGGAGGTCTAAAAGGATTTTATGACATTATTAGTAAACAATACGGATGAAGATGTTAGATAAGCAGGACGATTTTGAGACACTGTGGCAGGCGACTACCGCTGTGGACGGTATGCGTAAGTCTGATAAGATGTTTCTTATATATTTTACCGCTAAGTGGTGCGGGCATTGCCGAAATATTAATCTAGCAGAGGTGGATAAGGTCGCCACCGCAAAGGGGCTTACGCTCTGGAAGTGCGAGCATACCGTTAACGATTACACTGCCGGTTTCTGTGGTGTCCGAGGTTTCCCCACCTTTATGGCGTTCAAGCCGAAGAAGGTGTTTGACCAACTCCAAAGTAGCAATACCGAGGATATTTGCCGCTGGATTGAATCTCTCGAATAAGTAAGTGAATGGATGTGGGGCGGACTATCATTATTGGGGGTGGTCTGGCTGGGTTATCTATTGCCGAGTTTCTTGCCAACAAGAAATCCGACAATGTGCTCGTGTTGGAACAATATACTGCTTGGGGTGGTCGAGCACTTACTTATCGAGACAAATCAAAAAACATACAGTATGAAATCGGAGCCGGTCGCATATTTCACACACATAAACACGTTGGTGCCCTTGTCAAACGTTTCGGACTTCACACCTATCCTATCTCTACCGAAAGCACCTTTAACGGGCACCCAAACCCCTTTCTCGACCTTTTCGGACCCATCCGACACCTTCTACAATCCTTACCCCATAACGTACTTGCTACACATACCGTAAAAGAACTTGTTCCAAAAGAACTATACCCTACTCTCGAGTATTATCCGTATTGGTCCGAATTTAATCTTCTGCGTGCCGACCTTGCCCTGCCACTTTTCGCCCCGAAAGATACAATGGGTACAACCAGCCCAGACGAGTATTACGGAATCGTAGAAGGCATTGATACATTGACAACCCGACTCCACGACGCCGCCGAACGCGCCGGCGCGACCCTCAAAAACCGCCACAAAGTCACCAACATCCAGCGACTCGCACCTGATTTGTTCGAAATTACAGGATTCCGTGGCAAACGTAAATTACCGTTTATTTACAAAGCATCAAGAGTAATTATTGCCACCTGCCGCTGTGGATATAGTGGTTTAAGTATTCTCAAAACTATGCCACTGATGAAACAACTAGCAACCGGCTCCCTTATGCGTATTTATGCGATTTATCAACCACCACTGGATATTACGGAGAAAGTTGTTACAACGGGTCCCTTGCGTTATATTATTCCTATTAATCCGAAAACGGGACTTATTATGATTTCGTATACAGATGGAGATGATACAAAATATTGGAGAAATCTTGAAGGAGATGAATTAGAGACGACGATTCAACAAGAACTTATGAAACTCTTTCCCGATAAAACAATACCTAAGACAACCTACTTAAAAAAACACGATTGGACGAATGGTTGTACGTATTGGCTACCTGGAGATTACGACCCAAAAGAAGCATCAAAACATGCCCATAATCCTGAGCCAAATCTATATCTAACTGGGGAATCTGTAAGTTTAACACAGACCTGGATGGAAGGGGCGTTAGAATCAGTAGACTATCTTAAGACCCTGCTAAAATAATCCTAATCCAATATAAGAATGGCGAAAAATAAGTCTATGAAAGTCATAGGATTATTTTTGATTGCGCTTGTACTATCAGTCACAAGTATAGTAGTATGTATGAACTGGTCTACATTGATGGCGCCTAAAATTTACGATATTTGGGTGATTAATCTAGATAAAGATACAGAACGATGGCAAAATATACAGTCAAAAACTCAGCATCTAAAAAATATAGTACATCGGTGGTCGGCGACGTATGGCAAAGATCTTACGCGCGACCAAGCCCAGAAGTACGGAGTAGGATACGTTGTGAGTTTGTCGCGTGATTTTGATAAAGATGGTAAGACTGATAAAATTACGTCGGCAAATGTAGGCGCCATTGGTTGTTGGATTTCGCATAAGCGGCTTCTTACATATTTAGCAGACCAACCACACCACACAAATACAGCACACCTTATTTGCGAGGACGACGCAGAGTTTCCTACTGATTTTATGACAGGAAATGATAATTGGTCGAAAGTATCCAAACATATTCCCGCTGATTGGGATATGGTCTTTTTAGGAATTAAAAAGCCAATTATAGGCAAAGATGTTGCCCCAGGTATTAAGAAGATGAGAACAACATATAATAAGGGCAATTGGGGAGCGCACGCGTATCTTGTGCGCCACGGCGCCTTGAAAACGAAGATTTTACCGAGTATCGAACGTATGACGGATGAAATTGATGTTCATTATGATATGATGTCAGACAATTGGAATATTTATATATGTGACCCTCCAACAGTGCGATATAACGACGAACTTGCTGCAAAATCAAACATTAATGTATAGCCAATATAGTGGATTTTGCGCTGACTTCTTCATCGGGCACAATAATATTTGGATTCACACAATATACATTCATATCATGAAACAATGAGTTATACTGATTATCGATTGCGTCGGTCATAAAACGTAAAGCAGGTAGAAGTTTGGTTTTAATAGAGCCATGCTTCACTAGATATGCGTGGGTGCCATATTGATTTCTGCCGGGCACTAGTCGTACAAGACCATCCGCAACTGGAACACTTTCAATCTCTCCGCCCATTCCTAAATAGACCATATCCCAATCGGCGGGAATATATTTTGATATTTTCGACCAGGTATCATTTCCAGATAAAAAGTCTTTAGGAACGTGCGCGTCGTCTTCTAATATAAGATGACCGTAGCCATTTGCCCTCTCTTGCGCTGCTAAATGTTGTAGAAGCCGTTTGTGAGACAGCCAGCATCCTACGACCCCCTTATTGACAAGTTCCTTATCTTTGCCGGCTACCCGTGTAAAATAGAGACCGACGCCTTCATCACGAACCTGCTCGCGATCGGTAATTGTCTTTCCATCCATTGCAGGAAAACGGTGGACCATATCTCCAAACTGTGCGGTGCTCTTTCGCATATGCTCCCATCGGTCAGGCGCACGGTCTAGATTAATCACCCAAATATCATCAATACGTGCAGGACCATTCAGGCTAAACATACGATAAAAAAAGAATCCAATCAATCCTATAACCAATAACCATAACCATAGCACCTGGGATTTCATCCTATATTGTAAACTTAAATTATGTGGTCGCTGCCGTAGCAAGTCGGTCTGCTTCCGCATTTCCTCGTGAAGCAAAGTCAACCCCACTGGTATGAGCCGGCACATGGACCATAGAGGTCACTAAACGAATACTTTTCCATACAATCCACATCGGTTGAATAATATCCTGGTGTAGTACGGGCTTTCCGTCCGCCTTTCGCCATCCTTTCCGTTCCCACCCTTCGCACCATTTCAAAAGCACATCAATGCTATACTTAGAATCAGTATAAATTGTTGCCCCAATATGCTTCCCATCCGCAATATACCGAACTACATACTCAAGTGCCCGCAGCTCAGCGCGCTGATTTGTTTGCGGCTCGTGTCCCGGAACTACTGCAGAGTGTTGATAAATAATAGAACTACCATCACAAATATGAACGCCAAAGCCCGCTTTCGCCCCAATCCTACCATTGTTTCGCGCAGAGCCATCGCAGAATAAAGAGAGTCCCATTTATCTTCTTCAATAGAAAAGAAATCCCTATCACTTTTTAGAGTCATGTCGTCCGCCCTACCAGATTTACCGCGACACCTATTTCACCTTCTTGCCGTTGGACCCCTTTTTCTCTATGTTGGACTTCAGCGTGAAAATACTCCAGATAGCGTATTTACCGCTCTAGGTCTCTTAGGTCTTGTTGTCCTATTTTATCATTCCTACAAAGCGTATCTCAAACTCAAGGACGGTCAGAGCGCGTGGGTTAACTGGATTCATATCCTACTTGTAGCCCCATTGCTATTAATCTTAGGATACTTGAAAAAAGATGCTAGCCGCCGGTATTTTGAGATGGTATTACTATTAGGATTTGCTGCTATTGGTTACCACGGGCTTTACCTAATTCGCGAGATGATCTTTAATTGATCGGCAGGTGCTACTTCGCGAAAGCACGTGATGGTATGATATAGATAAGCGGACGACGATGCGTATGGCTGATGGCACCGCTTACATGCCTCTCCACGAATATATGGGGGAATCCACTCTTTTGCGTGGGTTCGCGCATAATGAATTAACATATTTGATTTTACATGGGACGTTTGTGTACAGCCCGCTGAAGGGCACTTAAAGGAAACCGCTGCCGCAGGATTTTCGCTAGTACCTAGTAGCTCCTTTTCCTTGTCGGTAAGTTTAGGGTCATCGGCGTGGCGTGTTGCTAAATGATTCATATAACCAGAACGTTGTAGGAACTGTGGAGTATTTGCGCATCGATTACACTGAAATGGTAGATTTGTACTATGATTTTTCATAATATGATAATACATAGTATTTTGTTTTGTGGTGATTTTTCCACAACCATTATGCGGACACACGTAGTTACCGGCTTCATTCTTTACGTATTTACTATTGGCTACAGACGGAACACTTACGACAGACTGATTTAAGGACATGGCGTGTGACATGTTTAGAGTCGTACGTGACGTTTCAATTTTTTGCGAAATGACGACACAACAAACCAAAGAAACCATACCAAAGATCGCAATTCTGACAATGGTTATCGGTGCTGATTATACGAAGGCAATGGAGCCAGGTCTCCAAACCAAACGTGAGTATGCCGCAAAGCACGGATACGATCTTCATATTGGCGGCAAGGAGTTTTGGGACCGCACACGACCGATTCCGTGGTCCAAACTTCGCTATATATTAAAATATATTGACGAGTATGATTACATATTTTGGTCCGACGCGGATGTAATTATTACAAATCCCGATTTTTCTATCACACACAATATTGTGCCTCTTCTTCCGTCAAACAAAGACTTGCTATGGACGAAGGACGTCGTAGGCAATCTTAACTCAGGAAATATGCTTCTACGCGGTCGGTCGCCCTGGCTCAAGGATTTTATCGAGCGCACCTACCAACAGATCCAATTTACGTATCATATCTGGTGGGAAAATGCGGGAATGGTCCATCTATATTTGACAAATCAGCAGGATAAAGAGAAGATTGAGACAATTGAGAACCACGCTCTTTTCAACGCATACCTGTTCGGTCCTAAAAACATCTCGAGCGACCCAACGGTCAGGCTGTTTCAGCCAGGCGATTTTCTACTACATTTTGCTGGCGTGGCGGACCAGTGGAATATCTATCGAATGATGCGCTATATTCTTCATTGTTTGAAAACCAAGACCCCCTACAATACTCAACTTCTTGATAGCTGGTATGTAACACCCATGAAGTCGCTACAAGATGCGGATGCAAGTATGCAAAATATAATACCCAATTAAGGAATGTCGGCTGACATCTGGATGTATATTTTTGCGCTTTTCATTGTGCTTCTGCTCTTTGGAGATGCCCGTTCAAAACATATGTTAACAATATCACCCGAAAAGGCTGCGTCAATTGAGTATGAGAATTGGCCGACGTGGGATACCATTGAACCTCCTGGCACCCGCATTCGTATCTTATGGATTCTACACGATTATGTACCGTTTGTCAACGCGGGATCTGAGATTTGCGCTCATACGATGAATAAGCATCTTCTCAAAAAGCCGTATTTATACGATATTTGGGTCGGCACTCCTGGCTATCCAAATAAGACATATGAGGGAGTACGCTGCTTTGATTTATATAATACAAACACTCTATTTGAACTTCTCAAGGACACACACGTATTAATGAGTCATTCGTATTTTTACCGTAAGCAGTCGATATGGTTAGCCCATAAGTTTGGTATACCTTTTCTAGAATGGGTCCATACTGACAATTACGTGCGAGCTATTGGACCCCATTGGTTCGACGAGCGCCTCAAAGGGCGTCAGTGGGCTATTTTTAATTCGAATAGTTTACAATCGTCCCGAAAGGATTTGCCGAACGATTATTTACGTATTGTGCGACCCCCGGTCGACTATCGCAAATACGGTATTTATCAAAGCCATTTAGACGAGCCGAAAAAGGAGGCAAAGTATGTAACGTTGAGTAATGTCAATGAAAATAAGGGTGGACCTCTTCTTATACAGTTGGCAAAAGCAATGCCCGAGCAAGAGTTTCTTGGTATTATTGGCGGATATCGTAAACAAATAACAGATAAAACTCTTCCGAATCTCAAATACATCGAGCATACTACACAGATTAAGGATGTGTACGCTCAAACGTGGGTGATGATTATGCCGTCGAAGGAGGAGACCTGGGGGCGTACAGCGGTAGAAGCAATGTCTTCCGGTATTCCTGTAGTCGTTTCACCGACTCCTGGATTAACAGAGTGCTGTGGTGACGCTGCGTTGTATTGTGAGCGTACAAATTTAGCCGAGTGGGTAAAAACTCTGCGTAAACTCAGGCAGGATCGCGAATTCTATAATCAACGGTCGTCTATTTCTCTACAACACGCGCGGTCTCTTGACCCTACAGACGAACTTGCGGACTTGGAAACATGGATAGAGAAGACGGTCCTCAAGGCAAACATCCATAAAGATAAGACCTGTTCCACCTTGGAGAAAAATCTTCTATTTAGATAGAAAACAGAATGGTGAATCGTACACGCAAGAATAAGCGTAACAACAACGTCCAGGCGGGCGGCAAGATGCCCCGCGTTGGCACCCGCGCGCAGGTCTGGCACGGCACGGCGCACCACACATCCGGCGGTCTGACCCGCAACGACCTGAAGCAGAACAAGCATGGTCGCATTGTGAGCCGCCGTGCGTCAGCGGCGGGCAAGAAGGCGCTCAAGCACCTTGTCAAGGCGGGATACAAGGCGAAGAAGGGTACGTTCAAGCTCTTCCATTAGACTATAAACCAAGCCCCGAACGCTCCATAATATGCGTTCCAAGGCGTAGAAGACGCATACCTTTACGAAAGCGGATACTATCCGTTTCGGTATCGGAATCAGTAATTTTATGCCAGAACAACGACCAACGTGATTCCCCAATATCACTTACAACAAGCCCAAGCCCCTGCTCTCCCGTTGCTTTCACAATAAGGGACCAATCCCCCGTCATTGTAAATCCCTCATGTCCTCCCCGCCCAGGTAGCCGATGAATCATATCGTACATCACGCGCGGCTCAACACCCACAGGGAAAAAGATAGCATCCGGAACCGTAGGGATTTCAATATGCTCGCCAAGCCAAATACGCGTCATCAGAATCCGTCCCTCACCAAGCACTCCATCCATAAATGTTAGAAATCCAGGGGGTGCCTTAGGCGCACCGACACCAAAGGCAATTAATACAGAGCCAGTTGCTCCAAGACCACTACTCATACCTTTTATTATCGTTGCTATACACGACCATTCCTTCCCCGTAGTGCTAGGACGAATGACAAACGTCCAATCGTGTTCGAGTTCAAGTGTATCAACTCCACTTCCGCATACTAATATACGGCAGATATAGGGTGAGCCGGATATAAACTCCCAGGGAATCCAACTATTTTGTTCGTTACAAAAGCAATAGAGCGCGCGTCCGACCAAAGAGCATCCTAGACCCTCGAGTTCCATTCTTATAAAAACAGCATACCTTTACAAGGAACGATGAACGCACTCGAAGCAATTGTTGGAGCCGCGTTAGCAGTAGGTGTCTTGGATGCCGGCTGGCTCACTCTACACTATAACTACCATCGAGACCTGTTCTATAAGATTCAGAAGTCAGAATTAAATCCACGATTCATCCCAGCCGTTCTTATATATATTCTTATCCCAGTCGCCATTTTCTTATACGCTATTAAGGATGCCCTTTCCACAAAGGAGGCGGCACTTAAGGGAGCACTTGTGGGCTTCATTCTTTATGCGTTTTATGACTTGACGAATTTCGCCACACTCACAAATTATACTTTAGATATGACACTGACTGATATTGCCTGGGGTACTGCGGTGTGTACGGCAGGCGCGGTTGTTGGCTACAAATTTTACACCCGTTAGTCCCCGTTCTATTTAAACAAACCGCACGTATCAATAACTACATTTGTAGTTCAATGGTAGAATACAACTCTTCCAAAGTTGTGACTCGGGTTCGATTCCCGACAAATGTAGACACTAAATAAACGGATTATACGCCCACTGAAGTAACGCCTGGCGTTCCCTCACCGAGCACCCAACCGCCCCACGAGAGCAGCGCGCCTTAATCGCGCCAGCGTGACGTGCAAACGACCGCCAACGACCAATTTGGACCGCATCCAGCGCCGGAATACGACGACCTAGCCAGTAGCGACAATACCATTGAAACCAGCCGCGCTCGTCAGGATTCTGCGTCGCATCTGCTAAAATCGCCCGTCCCGTTGTCGCCGCTACGTGCCGCCCACGCTTAGGCGCCCACCCATTGTCCCGCCAGACCGACAAGGGCTGCCGAGAGCCCACCCCAAAGTAGTTCACCGAAACATCCGCCACCGGCGACAAACTACCAGCCGCCGCCGCATACAGAAACCACTCGCGCGGAAACTCGTCCGTACAATCATTCAGGTACCGTCCTTCAAACGCCCCCATAAAAAGTATCTCCGCCGGCGTCAACGCGGGCGCAAATCCTTCGGCAAACCCCTCCCCTGGATTCGCCTCCAAAACATATTCATACCGCCGAAGCAGTGACATTCCGCCGCCACCCCGCACCCGCATACCGCGTTTAAACGACGACAAGGGGGGACCCTTACGCGCCGCCGCAATAATAGCATCAACGGCGGGCATGTTATCCTACTATTCACCAATAAAAAAATGAAGCCGTCCAGTAAGTCAGTGTTCGACAGCAAGATGCCACCGAAAACCACGAAAACCACAAAAAAAATTACGATTGCTACAGACCAGGGCTCTATTCATGCGTTCTTTCATAAGCCGGCGGCACAGACACAACAAACACCTACATCTACTTTGTTAGAAACCCAGGCATCTACAGATTCTAATGACCCGAAAGTAGCGGCATTTATGGCAAGTCTTACACCAAATGAGCGTATCGCCCATACAATTGCGGTTGAAAAACTAGGGACAAGTTACGACATTACTCGTACTCACGGATTCGTACGCTGGTCGAATCGACCGTAATTTCTTAAAAATATGGACCGATTTTTTCGACACATCATCTTTTAAATCAGCAATCCAGTTTCGTAGATATTTATTACCGTCGTAGATTTGATTTGCGCCTATAAGGTCTACAATAGGAACCCAACGGCATTCACTAATTTCATTGGGTGGCGATGGATGAATTTTTACTTTTGCCATATCAGTTTTGAGAATAGCATACCGGAATAGATAAGACTGAGAGCCTTTGGAAACACGAAATACTTCGGAATGGACTTTATAATCTGAGGCAACAAGACCGGTTTCTTCTTGGCATTCACGAACTGCTGTTGCTAGGTCGTCTTCGTCTACTTTCTCTCGGTGACCTTTGGGGAATCCCCATTTTTTAGAGCGAGAGTCATTGACAAGAAGTGTGTGGGTATATTCGGGCGAAAGCATAATGAACCCGGCGCCAACATAGGACATTGAGGGTATGCTACCTATATGGATAGAGACATTTATTTTTAGACCCTTACTTCTTTTTAATAAAAAAAAGAAATGATTAGATAGATGACTTCCCGAAATCGGGATTACCTGACGTTTACGGCTCACCAGAAGCCGACAGTGGGTGACTCTAAGTTTTCTGCCGTCCAATACGATCATTTAGGTTGGATGAAGTGCGACGGTCGTACACTCAATGTAACTGACTTTCAGTTTCTATTCTATGTGATTGGATACAGTTTTGGCGGTAGTGGTAATCAGTTTAACTTACCAAATCCGTTTGGACGTGTGCC